GCTTCTTCTAATACTGCCATATAACTCTTAATTTCGTCATCCCAACGAAAGATGCGCTTTAAGAATGAAACTTCTTGAATAGTGATATATGGTCTACTATGTGATTCTTTATCTGCCATGGTATACTCAACGCCAATATCTGCCAGTGCAGAACTAATGGATGTATGATTAAATGTGTCCACGCCTGAGCGCACACACATTACATTATCATCTCCATAAGTAGCTAACTTGACATCTTCTTTGAAGTGACGAGCATTCTTACCAGTAACTTTTACATATGCATAGCGCATATATAAACTATTGACCAAACAATTAATGATGACGGTCAAGGGATGCCCAGAGGGGTTACCTTGAACTTCAATCAAATCACCATTAAAATCCATAGTAGGATATGCTGTGTCATATGCAACACATTGTAGAACGGCTAAATCATCAGCACACCAACCAGCGGTTGCGGCAATATTGATTAAAATGTCAAAAGCTGCCAAAATGAATGGTGCTGCCATTTTCCTATCAAATTTACCATAATCACCAGCTATGATGCGTGAGTCACCAAATTGTGTCAGGTAATCGTATAGTTCATGCCATTGTTCACTTTGTGCAACAATACCAGGCATAGCTTCAAATACAAAAGGGTTGTTCTGAATCATTCTGACATGAGATAAAAAGAATCGTCTCACTACAATTGACCAAGCAAAATCACCACCAGAAAATACTCTAGTCTTGTGAGCTGCTATCTTTTTAACAGGTGTAGGATCATCTTTCAGATGGTTACAGAAAGTAGGGTGATACCTTTCTCTCTTTTGGTAAGTGGCTAAGATATCATCAACACGATCTAAAATGATCTTATCAACCTTATCAATCTTGCCAAACTCATCAAATTCAATGAATTTCTTTTTTGAACATCGAAAGGGGAGACCTGCACTTGTATTGGTGTTGATTTTATCCACATACGTGACTCCATCAGCACCATTGAGTGCAGTTTCCAAATCATAAACTTGGATCTCACTAAAATCATCCTTCATGCCTGCACGAATATCAATCAAAAATGAGAGGCTACATGCTCTCACGATGTTATTATCAAAAGTGAAAACAGGTTTTACCATATCTCGGATAGCTAAACTCCAAGGATGCCAAGTCATTGAGGGCGGTCCATATTCTAATGGATACTCCTCACGCACAGCATCACAAATATAAGTTTTAGTTACCTTAGATTTAGGTTTTGGACGATAACCAGCAAACGATCCCATAAGATTGACAGTACCTTGTTCAACAAAACGTACTGCTGCTTTAGGGTGAACATCCACTAATTCACGAGGATACCCAGGAGCATCAATCTTGATTGTTCCTTGTGAAATAACTTGACCAAATTTAGAGAACAATTTGTTGAGCATATACTGGGATACATGATGTGGGCAAACACGCATTTTATCAGCAGTAGCATGAATACCTAAAATACTATAGGTAGTACCAATCTGTACAACTAATGGACTCCCGCAATCACCATCCTGTGTGGGACTGACAGAAGTCCCCAAATAAGCTTTGTAACCCATAAGAGGACACGCGTGAATATTGATAGCATTAACAGAGAGTTGTGACTTATCTCCTATTCTAGATATCATATGATACGTACCTTTATGCGTGCCATGAATTTGATCCTTCAAAGGAAAATACTCGTATAGGCTTTTGCCTGGTGGAACAGCTGTCAATTGGATAACAGCCAGGTCAGATTCAGACAAAGAAGCAATGTCATCCAACGTGATAACTATATCCTTGACATTACGTGATACATTCATAGATATAGGATCTCTAATTATGCTTAACGTACCTGACGTGCCTTTAATGGCATGTTTATTAAAAAGCCATAAGTTTCCACGTACATTCAAAGCAGTTGTACATGTTGTTTTACCCGGACGTTCCTTCCACTGGAAATAAAAACGCGCTAAATTAGCCTCAATTATCTTGTTTACAACTTGAGGTTGAGCACACTTTGACTGAGACGAAATATCCATCTCAGTCACCTTATATGGGTCATGGTAATAAAACGTGGGTTTTTCTTCTTCAGCAGGAATAGGTTTAGTGCCTTCTGTGGATGACATATATACAAATTTAGTATGTTGCATAAACTTAATCCATGCAATACCAGCTACTGAACTACACGCAATAATAGCAGCCAAATGAGGCATACTATATGATGTGGCTTGTTCAACTCTATTTCCTGCCAACCTAAAGATGTATTTATAAGCATCCCAATCAGTAGCAAACAATTTAGTAGCCAATCGCAATTTCCACAAAGAACCATAATGCCATTGATAATAGTATGCTAGTATGATCCATACATACTTGGCCAAAAATAAGCCAAACAATATGAGACAACTAAACATAGTAGTCCAAGGGAAATACCAGTATCCCATCACCGCTGCAAATTGACATCGTCGTGGGTAACACTGGTAAGTATCAAGTACATATTGTTCAATA